GTAACAGCGGCTAACGCAGCGACAGCAACACGCAACCGCGCAGAGCGTAACAGGCGGCTGGCTACTTGTGATTGGGTAGTAACTAAAGCGTTAGAATCTAGCGGCTCTGTGCCTTCGGATTGGGCAACGTATAGAACTGCACTTAGAAACATAACTGCACACGGTAACTGGCCCAACTTGGCAAATCCTGACATGGCTGGCAACGGTGGCGATTGGCCTGTTGAGCCTAGCTAATGCCAGATATAAATGAGCGCGTCTCGGCGCTAGAGCGGGATATGATTGCTGTGCAGACAGAAGTTAGAATACAATTTAAAGAGGTCTTTACTAGAATAAAGCGCCTTGAGGCTGTTCTAATAGGTACATCAGGTGCCACTATCTTAATGCTGATAGCGATCTTAAACCGCATGGGGTGATGTTTGGTTCAATTGAACCTTTTTAACTCACTCAATCCTAGTAGTCATATTGTAGAATATATAGTATATATACCCTAAATTGTTTTTCTAGAGGTGTTCTATGGCGTTGAGTAAACTTCAGTTTAAGTCAGGTGTAGATAGAGAAGTAACATCTTACAGTAATGAGGGCGGTTGGTTTGACGTTGATAAGGTTAGATTTAGGTCTGGCTTTCCAGAGAAGATTGGAGGGTGGACTAGGTACACCCAAGAGCAATTTTTAGGTAGCTGTCGAGCAATGCATTCTTGGGTTGCCTTGGACGGAACTAGATTACTAGGCATTGGAACTAACAAAAAATACTACATAGAAAGTGGTGGAACGCTTAATGACATAACGCCCATAGAAAGCACGAATACTGCTACAAACCCATTTACTGCTAGGCACACCACCCTTCATGCCACTCAAGTATCCGCAACGGACGCATCTATAAAGCTTGTCAACAATACTGCGGGTACGGCCTTTTCTCCGTCAGGCACTATAAAGATAGGCTCTGAGATTATAACTTATAGTGGCGTATCTGGAGACACCCTTACTGGATGCGCTAGAGGCCAGAAAGGAACTACAGCGGCGGTACATTCTGGAGGCGCAGCAGTATCAAGCTCAACTATAAAAGTTACTCACTCAGGACATTCACCATCCTTGAATGGGTTTGTGATAATATCTGGTGCGAGTTCCTTGGGTGGAAATATAGGCGCAAGCATTATAAATCAAGAATATGAGGTAACCGCTATAACAAGTGGAACCACATATCAGATTGAAGCAAGGACTGTGTCAACAATTCAGTACATAACAACATCTACAGGAACAAATCCTGAGTATGTTTTTTCATCATCTCAAGACACATCAAATGGCGGGTCAGTAACATTTAATTATTTAGTTCTTGCTGGCCTTGATACAACTATACTTGGAACGGGATTTGGAGCTGGAGCTTGGAGCAGAGGCTCTTGGAACTCATCCGCTAATATAAGTGCGGTTGGAAGTTCTCTTGGCTTTTGGACTCATGATAACTTTGGTCAAAACTTATTAATAAATGCACACAACGGCAATATATACTATTGGCAGTTTGCCAACGGTTTAGGATCAAGAGCCTCAGTGATTTCTGGTTTAGGGGGTTCAGATGGATTCGCCCCTACAATTGCAAAACAAGTAATGGTGTCAGACAAAGACAGACACACGATTGTTTTTGGATGTGATGCTCAGACGAGTATAGGTACGCAAGACCCGATGCTCATAAGGTTTAGTTCTCAAGAAAGCCTTACCACATGGTCTTCACTAAGCACAAATACCGCTGGAGACCTGAGGTTGGGTTCTGGTTCAGAAATAGTTTGTGCGGTGGAAACAAAACAACAAATCATAGTTCATACTGATACTTCTGTTTACGCAATGCAATTTTTAGGACCGCCGTTCACATTTGGTATAAGTATGATCTCAGATAACACTACTATATCTGGTCCGTTCTCATCAGTTGGTGTAGAGGATTCTTTGTTCTGGATGGGAATATCAGAGTTTTACTCTTATGATGGTTCAGTTAAGGAAATACCTTGCAGCATAAAGGACTTCGTATTTAACGACTTTAATCAAGTTGAGGGGGCTAAAGTTTTTGCAGCGGCAAATACGGCTTTTTCAGAAGTCTGGTGGTTTTATCCATCAAAAAATAGTACTGACAATGACAGATATGCTGTTTACAATTACGGTCAGAACATATGGTACTATGGAACCATGTCTAGAACCGCTTGGAATGACCGTGGCATAACATCAGTTCCTATAGCAACTGGAACAGATAAGTACATATATTCACATGAATCTGGATTTGACGATGGAAGTACATCTCCAGCCACAGCAATATCTGCATATATTGAAAGCAGTCAAATGAGCATAGGCGATGGAGAAAACTTTGTATTTATAAGCAAGATAATTCCAGACCTTACGTTTAGAAACTCTACAGCTACATCACCAACTGCAAACATCACAGTTCAAGCAAGAAACTTTCCAGGTGGCGAATACCTTCAATCTAACAGCGCACCTGTATCAAAGGAGGTTTCAAGTACAGTTGAGCAATTTACAAATCAACTATACGTCAGAATAAGAGGTAGAAGCTTTGCATTTAAGATAGAATCTTCAAGCTTAGGTGAAACTTGGCGTCTTGGGTCACCTCGCGTTGAAGTAAGACCAGACGGGCGAAGATAATGTCTAGAAATTTACCTAAACCGTTTTTTGGTACGCCGCCTTTAAATTACAATGTAACTTATATGGATAACATTGTAAGGTCATTTGCCCTGTACATGGAGCAAATGCAAAATCCAGGCGAAGGTAGAAACTCCACGCAAGTATTCACATCACTTCCGACTAATGATTCTGGACTTGAGGATGGCTCTGTATTTGTAGTTGATGGGGTTCTTAGGATTCCACTTACGTTTAGCCCTCACGCTGAAGGCCTGTCCTCTACATGCCAAGTTGGGATCGTTACTGTAGTGACCTAAGTAAGATGTATTTAGGTTCAATTGAACCTAAACAAGCTTGAGGTAAGGTGAATGATAGACCCTGTTACAGCATTTGCAGCAGCCAACGCCGCATTCAAGGGCGTAAAAATGCTAGTCGGTGCTGGCAGGGAAATGCAAGACGTTAGCCAGCAGCTTGGGGCTTGGTATGGAGCTGTTGCAGACATCACTAGAGCTGAGTCTCAACGCAAGAAGCCTACATGGCTTGATAAGGTATCTCACGGCACTGACAACATAGAACAAGAAGCTATGGACATTGTCATTAGAAAAAAAACTTTGCTTGAAAAAGAAAAAGAAATTAAGTTCATGTTGGATTACAGATTTGGTTTAGGCACATACGATGAGATGCTTGGTATGCGTAGGCAAATCCGTAAAGAAAGAGAAGACACAGTATACAGGGCTATGGAAGCAAAACGTCAGATACAAAACAACATAGCTATTAGCACCTTGTGCATGGCTATAATCGGCACATTAGGTGGCGGCGTTTATTTGGTTGTATTGGTTATTCAATGATAAATGCTTTAATATTATCTGTAACGCTGGCAGGGGTTTCCAATCCAACCCACGTTCAGTGTCACCTATGGAAGAGGTTTACAGATGTAAATGATCAAAAGGTTTGCGTGTATAGATTTACAGCAGGTTTTGGCGGCTTGGGGTATCACTATCCAACTAAAAGCTTTTCTGAATGCCCAAAGGTATTTAGCTGTATCTATCAAAAGAAAGACAAGCGACCAAGTTTGTCTGAAATATTAGACGGCCTTAAAGGAGGTTTCTGATGAAAGTAGCAATGGAGAAAGTTTTAGCTTGGAAGATAATGCCGCGATTAATGATGTTGGTTATGACCATCATGTATATTCGCGTCATAGAGTGGTTTATGGACCTTCCTCAGGACGTTGTGAGTACACAGGCCACGGCACTAACAGCAACCGTCACAGGCGCACTTACAGGAGCGTTTGCGGTATGGGTGGGGCATGAGAAATGATTGGTCAACTTATAGGTAGCCTAACGGGCCTTGCCACATCTATTATAGACGGCAAGACTCAGATCAAACTGACTGAGGCTGAGATAAAAAAGAAACAGTTAACTGGTGAGTTGGACTGGGACTTAGAGGCCATGAAGGCCACTGAAAATTCATGGAAGGACGAATGGATTACCTTACTTTTCAGCATTCCATTAATATTGGCATTCTGTGGAGACTGGGGAAATGACATAGTTGCCCGTGGCTTTGCGGCACTTGAGGTTATGCCTCAGTGGTATCAGATTGCCTTAGGTGGGATTGTTAGTGCCAGCATAGGAATGCGTTCTGTGAGTAAGTTCTTTGGAAAAAGATAATGTGATAGACATGATTGATTTTGGTTCAATTGAACTAAACGAGATCGACAGGCAGTTTATTGCTTTAGAGAAGCAGAAGATTTTAATATCAAATCAAACAAGGCTTATCCATGAAGAGCCTAAGAAAGAAAAGGATTGAACCGTGGGATACAAGCTAGGCAAGGGAAGCCTTTCAAAGCTGCAAGGTGTAGACGAAAGGCTGGTAACTGTCGTGAAGTACGCCATAGGTGTCACCAAGCAAGACTTCAGCGTGATATGCGGCATGAGGACATTTTCAGAACAACAGGAGTTGGTCAGGAAAGGTGCATCTCAAACCATGAAATCAAAACATCTTGATGGTAACGCAGTGGACCTGATGGCTTATTGCAATGGTGGTCGTTGGGAGCTTAACCTGTACGATGAGATTGCTGACGCCATGAAGGAAGGTGCTGCCTCTTGCGATGTAAAGCTACGTTGGGGCGCTGCTTGGACTATTGATGATATCGGTGAATTTGAGGGAACGGCTGAGAACGCCATGAACTCATACATAGACACCCGTAGGTCTCAATCTCGCAGACCATTCATTGATGCTCCACATTTTGAGCTGATGCTTTGATATGCATGTCTTCGCTTTAATGGTTTACCTTGGCTACGGCGAAGGTAGGACTTTGATAAGTGAAGGCATGTACTTTATGAGAATTGATGTTTGCAACAGAGTGGCAAGCGAGATGGTCAAGAGATACAGCTCACATGGCATACACCTAGATGATCGTGTTGTTGCATACTGCGTAGTTGAAGAGCTTCCGATAGACAGCAAAGCTACTATTTACTGAAACGTGTTGCCGTGGTAAAGATACGGTTAAATGCACTTTAGGTTCAATTGAACCAAACCGTCCTGAGGGGCAAAGGAGAATAACATGGTTCTTCCACTTCTAGCGGGAATGCTTGGATCGGGCTTGGCATCAGCGGGTATACTAGGTGCTACTGGCTTCCTAGCCAATCCACTCATTGCTGGCTCTATAGGCGCAGGTTTAGGTCAGTTCGCTCAGACAGGTGATGTCAAAGAGGGCGTAAAGACAGGATTAGGTTCATACCTTGGCGGTGCTGCATTAGGAAAAGCGTTTGGTGGTGCTGGATTTAACGCTGGAAGCGTAACCTCTAATCAGTTTGGTGCCAATGCATTACCCGGTCTCACACCAGAACAATTTGCTGGTGGTGCTGGCGTTGATATGCCAGCTAGGTACGCTACAGGAGGTGCGGATTTTGACAAATTAAACGCAGCTAGACAGGCGGTTACCCAGCAAGCTGATGTTCCCAGAGGTATTTTAGGTGGCCCAAAAGGAATATTTAGTAAAGGCTTTGGAGATGAACTTCAGGGCATAACTGGAGGTAAAGGTGCTTTTGGTCAAGGATTGGGTCAGCTATCATCAGTGGGTGGCGTTGGTCAGTATCTAGGCGGCATGGCTGCAATGCCAGACTACAGTATGGGCGGTGCCGCTCCTGTAGAAGAAGAAGAAGGTCAATTTGATGGTAGGGAAATAAGGCCCATACCTCGGCTACAAAACCAAAGACCAAGTAGTTTTAGACCAGGATATGACGGTGAGTTTGATTATGGAATAAGCACACCTCAGAGTGCAGATGACCTTTACAAGTACAATTACAATGACGGTGGCATGTTGCGGCGTATGGCTAGCCCTAGAATGATGGGCCAAGCAGCGCGTCTTGCACGGGGCGGTATAGTGTCCTTAGCGGCTGGTGGCGTACCTGAGGCAGCAATGATGCCACAAGAGGCTCCTATGGCCCCTCAGGCGGCTGCAATGCCTAATGAGCAAGAGGTCATTGTAGGGGCAGCTAAGGCTATCAAGGGCATGATACAGGGCGAAGAGGCTCAAATGGCTTTGGCTATGTTCGTTCAACAGCATGGTGAAGAAAAGCTACGTCAGCTTGTAACCAGCGTAAACTCTGGTGAGTTTGATCAAACCATTGCAAAAATTAGCAGCGGTGACGGTGGTATGGTTCAAGGCCCGACAGACGGTTCTGGCACTGATGACATGATGCCAGCCCGTCTGGACGATCAGCAAATCCTTCTCACAGACAATGAGTATGTTGTTAAGGCTCCTACCAGCGAAGCCTTGGGCGAAGATGTTTTAGATGTCATCAATGAGGGAAAGCCTGAGACAGTTGAAGCTGTCAAAAAGGCTGCTATGGGCGGCTATGCATGAAGGATGTAATTTTAGATAATTTAGTTTTAACTGCTGTACCCACTGCCGTAGTTGACGTTATCTGGAATGATGTATCAAGAGTGTTGCGTAGGTCTGTATTAACTGCTGGTGGCAGATTTGACCTGAACGATGTACGTGAAGGTATTAAGAGTGGTTTTTATGACCTTTGGGTCGTAATGGAAGAGGACAGGGTTGTAGCAGCACTAACCACTAGAGTTGTTGCATACCCTCAGTGTAAGTCATTGGCTATGGATTGGATCGGAGGTTCTAGAATGCGTGAATGGTTACCTCAGGCTCAAAAGGTCATGACAAAGTTTGCCAAGGAAAATGGCTGTACCCAATTAGAGGGATATGGTCGCAAAGGCTGGGATAGATGGCTCCGTGCATACGGATGGGAGCCACACTACATAGCGTACAAGATGGAGATAGTATAATGGGTAAGGGCGGCGGCGGCGGCGGTGGTACTCAACCTCAACAGGTGACTACAACAAGCACCAACACAACTTCTAATCTTCCAAAGTACGTTCAACCACAGTTTGAGCGTCTTTTGGCAAGAGCTGAAGCTCAATCTCTAGAGCCATACACACCCTACGAGGGTCAAAGGTTAGCCGAGACTGATTCAGATGTATTTAAAGCATATGACATGATTGGTCAGGTGGCGGCTGATGGCACACCTGTGACTGATGCGGCTGTCACTTCAGCTCAAGGCCTTGCCAATCCTTATGAGGGGTATAGCGCATATACCGCAGATCAGTTTGATTATGATCCAATGACACAGTTCACTGGTGATAATGTATCTCAGTATATGTCACCCTACATGGACAATGTCGTTCAGAGACAAAAAGCTGAAGCTTTAAAAGATTTCAAACAAATGCAAGCTGGAAGAAACTCCAGTGCCATTAACGCTGGTGCTTTTGGTGGCTCTCGTCAGGGAGTTATGGAAGGCATGGCTCAAGATGATGTCCTTGACCGTATGTCTGGAATACAAACAGAGGGTCAACAGAGGGCATATCAAGATGCTCAAAGCATGTTCTTGCAGGATCGTGGCGCACAGATGGACCTCCAACGTCAGAGGGCCGCAGAGCTTGCGCGTACACAAGGAATTAGTGCGAGTGAAGCAGCTAGAATACAGTCTGGCGAAGTCGCTGACCTTACACGGCAACAAGGTGCATTAGACTTTGCGTCAGGCCTTGAAGATAGGTCAAGGGCAGCTTCCATACAGGACGCTCAATACCTTGAGACAGTCGGTAAAAGCAGACAGGCAGCGGATCAGGCTGGCCTTGATTTAGCTTATGATGATTTCTTGAAACAGAAAGCGTTCCCAGAACAACAGTTGGGTCTTTATTCAAGTGTTCTTCGCGGCATACCTGTCACTCCAAGTACAACTGCAACAAGCATGACGCCTTACAATCCAGTGCAACAGGCATTGGGTTTGGGTATATCTGGTCTTGGTCTCTATAAAGGGCTTATGGGATGAATATATTACAAGTACAGGATGACCTGAAGAACTTCTCTCAGCAGCAGCTAGTTCAAGAGATGAAGCAGCCAAAAGGTGTAGCCCCTCAATTTCTTGTACTTGGTGAGATAACTCGCCGTAAGCGCATGAGTGATGACATGAAGACTAGGAGTGCCGCTGATCAGAACACAGTGGCACAAGATGTAGTTTCTGCCGCTGGTGTACCTCAGGGCGGGTTGGCTCAGATGGCTCAAGCTATGGCTCCGAAAAGTTCAATTGAACCAAACATGCAGCCACAAGGTCAGGCTCAACCACAGGCACCAATGCCTATGGCTAGTGGTGGCATACTAAGTTTAGCTGGTGGTGGCGGTAAGACCAAAAGAGAAAAAGCTTTCTTCTTAGAGTTTCCTAAAAATAGCCCAATATTTGCTGGTGAGCGGCGTTACGTTACTGCCAATACCTTGGAACAGCTTGAATCATCCATGCCATTATTCTTCAAGCGTATGCGTAGTCGTGGTGAGGTTATAGCCAACGAGAATGCGCCAGAGGCATTTCAAAAGACCGCAACCAAGCTAGCCCCAGCTCAACTAAATATTGCAATGCGTAGGGGAAAAGAGAACATTGCCCAAGCAGAGCAGCAAGCTGAAATAGAATCTCGTCAAGCAGAGACAGGTGCCACTAATGACCAAGCAGTCACATCTGCTGGTAGGTCAACAGAATCTCAAGTAATTGATGACGTGCAGTCACTGGACGCTCCTGTAGCAGAACCTTCTGAATATGACATTCAGCAAGATTCTGACATAGAGGGTGACCTCTTGATGGCAGATGATTATGAAAAGGCTGAAAAAGAAAGATTAAGACAGGAAGCTTTAGCAACAGGTCTGGTTCCATCTGAAACTACAGACATGATTAGAAATCAGGAAACGGGTGTTAGACCATTCTCTGGTTCAGCCTTTCCTAACCTTGCTGATGAAAGACCTTATCCCGATAGAGTGAAGCCAACCTTTAATGCTAGAAGTGACGAAGCTGCCGCCGCTAGCCTTGCTGAAATACAAAAAATAAATGCTGAAATGGATGCGTTTAATGAACAGCGAAGAAAGAACGCTTTAGCCTACAAAGAGGGAAGAACCCCAGCACAAGAAAATGTAAGAGAGGACGCTAGGGGTATAGCAAGAGACAGTGCTATAACTGCCTTGGGCGAGATTGATAGAAGCCCAGACCCTTACGCAGATGATGTTGTTATACCGCAAGATGCTATGGACTACTTGAATGCAATAAATGCAGATACAAGTGACCCATCAAAAACAAAAACGATGGCAGATGATTACCTGAGAGGCAGGGGTGATCTACAAGCACCATCTAGCATAGGTGGTGGTGCAGAGGCACAAATGCTTGCTGAAGGCCGACCAATGACTGAGGCTGAGTATTTGTTTAATATGCAGCGTCAGCAAAATGCCATAAAAAATTCTGGGGGCTTTATACCACCAAATATAGGTGCAATTGAACTAAACCAACCATCTGTTCAACGTGGTTTGTCTGATGAAGCTGGAAGGGTTCGTGCGTCTAATGAGCGTGTAAGGCAATTACAGCAAGAGGCCGCTGGAATGCAGCCTTTTGATACATCTAATCAAGACCCAAATTTTGCAAGTGTTATTGCCGCACAGGATCAACAAAGCAGATTTGCGGATGCAGCGTCAGCAGCAGAAAACTCTAGAAAACTTATGGCTGAACGTGGCATGTTGAAGAGCCAAAGAGAATTACAGTCTGCTTTAAGTGCGGATGTAGATGTTAGAGATGCGGAATTAGGTGGTGCATTTGCCAAGGGTGATGAGGGAATTGAAAGAAGATTTCTTGGACTTGGACCTTTTGAAGATTCCACTTCAGAACTAATCCAAGATCAACTTAAAGCTAACGCCATAAATGATGAAGTTGCTAGAGTTAAAGCAGCAGAAGCTGATCGTTTAGATGACAGAAGAATAATGCAAGATGCTGTTAGTGGCGCTGATAAAACTCGCGCTATATTTGGTGATCAA